ATTTGGATCATAGTTGAAGTGGGAATAACGGATTAAGTTCAACGTTAAGCGTTGAATTATCAGCGAAAACAAGTGCTTCAGGATCGTAGGTGATAGCATGCTGGAGCTTATAAAAGGAAAATTAAAAATTGATGGGAATGAAGAGGATACGATTATTCAACTTCTAATTGATGGAGCAAAAGAAGCTTTACTAGGTTGTGGTGTTCCTGAAAGTGAAAAGGCCCTTTACAAAATAGCGATAATTACACATGTTTTATTAAACTATGAGAATCAAGATAAATCATTAAATGTCCCTGCGTTAAAACAGTCATTAGAAACTACCATATTACAATTAAGGGACTATAATAACGGTGATAATCATGAATCCAAGTAAATTAAATAAACGAATAACAATTCAAAAGGAAATTACAAATAAAAAAGATGAAGAAGGGAATCCAATTCCACCAGAATGGGAAGATGTTGTCACTGTTTGGGCAAGAGCAAAAACACCATTTGGAAAGGGATTTAACTATGAAATATTCGCTGGAAATACTGAAAATGCCGTGCGTACAGTGAATTTTTTTATGCGATTTCGTAAGGGAATTGATTCGAAAATGCGAGTCTTATATGATGACCGACTCTTTGAAATAAAAGCTGTTGTAGATGTTGATGAACAACATCAAGAGACATGCTTGGTGTGCGAGGAGCGATCTATATGGCAGAAGTAACAACCTTTGGAATACAAGAAGCAATTCAGCGTTTTGAAGCTTTAGGAAGAAGTGTAAAAACAATTGAAAACTCAGCATTAAAGAAAGGTGCTGGGGTAGTAAGGGATGCTTTAGAGGCAGAAAGTCCAGTAAGTGCACATCCGAAACCACCTTCACCAAAAGAATCATGGAGAACAGGTAAACATGCAAAGGACGAAGTGCTTGTCGGAAAAATAAAAAATCGGAATGGGGTTAAATCAATTAGTGTGGGGTGGGAGAAAGATGATAATTCTCCACACTTTTATATGAAATTCCAAAACTGGGGAACCAGTAAAATGCCACATCCACCACATAAAGGATTTATAGAAAAGACAGTAACTCACACGGAAGTAAAGGCAGTTCATGAGATGCGAAATGTCTTTGCATCGGCATTGCATATCGTATGAGATTTTTAGAAAGAGATGTGTTACGCGCTCTTACGAATCCTTTTATTGTAGAGAAAATTGGTGGAGAATATATCTACAATATGGTTCGTGGTGATGATAACGGAAAGACATGGATTACTTATTCTGAATTAGATAACAGTGCTAGCAGATACGCGGAGGGTGCGGAATCTGCTAGCACTGTTTTATTTCAAGTAGATATCTGGTCGTTTAGCCCTGTTAAGGGTGATCTAAAAGAAGCAGTAAATACTTCTATGAAAAATATAGGGTTTCAGCGTATTACAACAGCAAATTTATATGAACCAGATACGAAAATCTATCATTATGGTATGAGGTTTCGTACGGAATTAAAAATTTAGGAGGAAAACAAATATGGCAATTGCAGTAGATTTTAGAGATTTGCATTATGCACCTTTGACAGAAACACCAGATGGTAAGTTTACGTATGGAACACCTAAGAAAATTGGAGATGCGGTAAGTGGTAAAGCATCCCCTAAAAATGAATCTGTAACTTTTTATGCAGAAGGTGGACCACTAGCAACAGCTAGTGCCTTTGGTGGTGTAGAAATAGAATTAGAGACGGCGGATATTTCATTATCTACTTACGCTGAATTATTAGGAAAAAAAATAATTAAAGGTCAAGTAATTGATAATGTAAATGACGTTGCTCCATATGTAGCGTTATTATATCGTCTTCCAAAAGATAATGGGAAAAACCGTTTTTATTGCTACTATAAAACTAAATTTGAAATTCCTGAAGATGAACACAAGACAGCTGAAGATAAACCAACTTTCCAATCAGCTAAAATTAAATGTAAAGCGATTCAACGTTCAGATGGGAACTGGAGACATCGTTTAGATGAAGAAGAAGTTGGTTACGATGTATCAGTTGCATCCAATTGGTTCAAAACGGTACCAAGCCCACCAGCTAGCGCTTAATAAATTAATAAAAAAGGTACAGCATAACGCTGTGCCTTTTATTTATGGAAGGAGATTCAATTATGCAAGAAACACAAAAAACAGAAACGTTTAAATTAATTTTAAATCTATCTATTGGTAAAAAAACATTCTTTCTACCTAATTTTATTTCGGCTACTGATGCGTTTGCAGCGGCAGAGTGGACAGAAAAGCTAAATGCTGAAACTGTTCCGTTTGATTTGTTAAAAGAGGCTACTCAATTTGTGGTTAAAGTATTTGGTAATCGCTTCACCGTAGAGGAGTTTCTTGATGGCATACATGCTTGGTTTCTAACGTCAATTATTTACTCTATTTGTCTAGCAATTGTAGGACGTATTGCTGAAGCGGTTGCTATTATCAATGCAATTGATTCGAAGACAAATTCATCAAAAAAAAAGAAACCACGAAACAGAAGGAGCCATTCAAACCAACAGAAATGATGTTGGGTATTTATAGTATGCTTCAAGATTCTGGTATATCTCAAACGGATATAAATCAAATGGATTTAGTTCTCTTTTTTAAAACAATGGGATACAAGCACCAGCAAGAAGATAAAAATGTTGTTCGAACAGCTGATCAAGCACCAGCTTGGTTATAAAGGTAGGTGAAATAAATGGCTGGAGATATGGAAATTGGTGCAAGGGTCACACTTGACACCCAACGATTTGAAAATGGTGTTGCAGGTATTAATCGCGGTTTACGTTTAATAGATTCAGAGTTCAATTTAACGAGTGAACGTGCAAGATTACTTGGGAGTTCTGTAGATCAGCTACAAAACAAATTAACGCATCTGAATGAAAAATTCACTTTGCAAGGGCAAAAGGTAGAACATTACCGTCAAAAAATTGAACAAGCAAGACAAAAGCAAGAACAATTACAAGCATCCAATTTAACATTGGCAGCATCGATGGAAAGGCTTGAAACACAATATAATCAAGCTGTACAAAACTTTGGACGTAATTCACAAGAAGCTAAACAGTTGAAGCAAGAATTGAAGCAACTTCAAGCTGAATACACATCAAATGGTCAGGCATTACAGCGATTAAATACACAAATTGATAACAATACAATTGCTATGAATCGTGCTGAAACAGCTCAGGAGCGGATTCAAAATGAAATAAGAGAAACTAACCGCGAATTAGCCGAGCAACAGAATCGTCTTCATCGTACTGGAGAGCGAATGCGCGATACAGGAAATAAAATGCAGGATGTTGGCGGGCAAGTTGGAACTACCTTTGCGGCCATGACTGGTGTTATTGGTGCTGGACTTGCGATGGCTGTAAAAGAATCTATGAATTTCGAGCAGAAAATGGCTGATATCCAAGCAGTTTCTGGCGCAACTGGCGATGAAATGAAGAAAATTAGCGAACTTGCTGTAGAGATGGGAGAAAAAACGAAATATTCTTCTGTGGAAGCAGGACAAGGTATTGAAGAGCTAATTAAAGCAGGGGTAAGTCTGACAGACATTATAAATGGAGGTTTAGAAGGTGCTCTAAATTTAGCGACAGCTGGAGAATTAGAATTGGGGGATGCAGCAGAAATTGCTTCTACAGCTTTAAATGCATTTAAAGATGACAATTTATCAGTAGCTCAAGCAGCCGATTTATTAGCTGGTGCGGCAAATGCTTCAGCCACTAGTGTTGGAGAAATGAAGTTTGGATTATCGATGGTTTCGGCGGTTGCAGCTGGTGTTGGACTTAGCTTTAAAGATACAACTACAGCCTTAGCGTTATTTGCACAGAATGGTTTGAAAGGTTCCGATGCAGGTACTTCATTAAAAACTATGCTGGCAAACTTAATCCCTAAATCTAATGAAGCTTATGATATGTTTAGTGATTTGGGATTAATAACAATCGATACTGGAAAAGCAATGCAGTTTCTTGGAGAAAAAGGTATTAAACCAACTTCAAATTCATTTAAAGATGTAACGGGTGCTTTATCTGAATACGCAGCAAAACAAGCCGGTGTGAAGGCTGGGTCTGAAAAAGCAGAGAAGGCGTTTCAAAAATTAACTTTTGAAACGGGTATTATGACAAATGCCTTTTTCGATTCAAATGGTAATTTGAAAGAAATGTCCGATATTGCTGAAATTCTTCAAATGGCAATGCAAGGATTAACGGCTGAGCAAAGACAGTCGTATATGTATACATTGTTTGGATCAGATGCTATTCGTGCAGCTAATATACTTTATAAAGAGGGTGCTAATGGCGTTAAAAATATGTATACAGAAATGTCGAAGGTAACAGCATTAGAAGTTGCCGAGACAAAAATGAATACAACTAAAGGAAAAATTGAACAATTAGGCGGCGCTGTAGATACTCTGAAAAAGTCATTTGGTGATGCGTTGTTACCTATTTTAGTTGATGTAGTATCTGGTGTGCAAGGTGTTGTTGATTGGTTTAATAATCTTGACGAATCCACGCAACAAATGATCGCCAAAAGTGCTTTGTTAGCTTTTGGTATAGCTGGCGTAACTACAGCTGTAGGGTTCTTAGCTATGGGGATAGGGGCGTTGTTGGCGAACCCGATTGCTCTAGCTATAACAGGCGCTGTTTTAGCGGTAGGTGCGTTAGGTATAGCGATAGTTGATTTAAATGAAAAATCAAATCAAGCTCAAACAAATATGGCTAAATTTGGTCAGAATGTAAGTGATGCAACAAGTAAAGCGGCAGGTGCTTATGTTGATTTAAAAGATAAAGCCATTAATAATATGATGGATTTAAAACTCAAAACAGGTGAAGAAGCAAATAAGGCAGCTGACGAAACTATTAAAGCTTTTCAAAGGATGACAAATGAAGTCATTAAAGAGTTAGAAGGAAAGAAAAGTGATTTTAATAATATGATTAGTCAGCTGATGGGAGTTGTACCTGAAAGCGCTAAAGAAACTTTAACACAAGTTAAGGATGAAGTAATAGCGGCAATTGACAAGGAAATGGAGGTTGCTACACAGGCAGGTAAAATTCTTGAAGAAGGAATTAAGAGGTATCAAGGAGATACCTTGAAAATGCCAAAGGATTTCGCTCAAAAATTCGAACAAGCATTACAAGTGGCGGATAAAAATGTTAAACAATTTTATACAAAAGCGAAAGAATTGACGTCTATTTCAAAAGAAATAGAGTCAGGAGGCACACTTTCTTTAGATGCAAGTAAAAAACGTTTTGAAAGCATTATAAAGGTATATGAAGAAGGTGTGAAGTCTTTAGAAAAACAAACTAAAGGCTGGCGTGATAATGTAGAAAAAATGTTTAATAATGGAAATATACTTCCTGAGAAAAGAAAAGCTTTATTAGATACAATTGCACTTTATGAATCAAAGCATGTAAATGACTTACAGACTATCAGAAATGATGGATTTAAAGTGTTACAGCAACATATGAAAGAAGAAGATTCAGAGGTTTTAGCATCACAAGCTAAAAGGATAGAAGCAGAGGATAAAGGGTGGAGCGAAAGGTTCAAAGCGGCATATGGATTCCGTGAAAAATCGGCTGATTTGGAGCAGCGCTTTAGAAGTGATC